GCTTTCTTGTATACGTTAGAGATGGGTGAGATGCCTAATTTTGTAGGCGTTAATTATCTACGCTTTGATGATACTTTCTTTGTTAAGATATCTCAGACTCAGCTCGATGAAGCAAAAGATTTGATTAAATTTGTGCATGACGCTATTAAGGAACGTGAGGAGCATGAAGGTAAGTATGAGCAGAAGCCCCAGAATCTCTGTAAATGGTGTTCATTTTACAAAGGCAATGGTGGACCTTGCGATGTAACGCTTCCTAAGTGGGAACCCAAATATAAGAGGAAGTCTAAAGAGACCTACAAGGATATTGATTCTAAATTCAAAGGACAGATAGAACTTGATGCCCAAAAGCAGTTTCCAGAGTTCGACTAAGGAAACCTTTAAATATGCGCGTTGTGTAAAACATATACATGGCGCGCGACGATTATGGAGCCATAAACGTGATTTCTGAGGAGGAACGCGAAATTCTAGGCATAGGAGGCTCCAAGAAACCTGACGAAGATGACGAAAAATTATTCGAGACTATTGGCAAAGCTGCTGATAAGATAGGAGAAACTAAAGTGGGGAAGAAGATAGGAACTATAATTACTATTATTATGCTCGCCTTACTTAGTGGAGGAGCCAACATGACTATTCTCAGTGATTATTTTAATGGGGACGATGAAGGACCCATAGGAGGTTGTTTACAGGTAGACGCCACCAATTATAATCCTAAAGCTACTTTTGATGATGGTAGTTGTAACTTCCTGATTATCATATATGGATGTACTAATCCTGCGGCTGAGAATCATCAGCCCAATGCTACGCATGACGATGGACGTTGCGTAGTTATAAATGATAATCCCAATGGTACAAATGGTAATGGTAATGAAACCGCTGCTATCTATGGTTGTACAGATATAGAAGCTAATAATTATGATGATAAAGCTACTGAAGATGATGGTTCATGTGATTACGAAAGTGAGTATGAGGAAGAACATGGTAACCACACATCAGTACATTTCTATCCCGGTTGGTATAACGAAGAGACAGATAATATGACAGTATTCTGGGTAGACCCCAATGCTACTGGTATATCTGTATTGACTGATATAGATACTGACTGTAGTGATTATAGTACGTCTGTGTTACTTTATGTAGACGTATGGCATGCAGAGTCTGGTGAATATAACTGGACTGATATACATTTAACAGTTAATGGTGTGGACTGGGATTATCACTGGTTAAACTTCACTTTCGAAGAACTTAACGAGACAGAAGGTACATGGTCCATGTGGGTAGCATTACTCGTATGGGATGAAGAATTAGAGGATTATGTATTTCAACAACAGTTTGATATACCAATGATAAGAGTGGAGGCAACAGATGAGTAATCATAAACCAGACGCAGCAAACCCTGATGGGAATTTCGCTAATTTCATGATGATATTAGTAGCAGCACCAGTCGTAATGGCATGGGTAGGACTATCTATATTCTTAGTTACGATGGCATTTAGACATCCAGAGGTAGTAGAAGATATAGAATCATATAAGTCAGTACTTCTGATTATAGGTTCACCTGCATTAGTTATCATATATAAAGTATTAGAATTATGGACTGCTCAACAGAACAGTCAAATAGAACAAACTAGAAAAGGTACATTCCGTAATGGGGATGACCACGAACACGAAGAGGAAAAGAAAAATGAATGATTTCGAACAACTCAAACTAGCGGATGAAGTAGCTGGTCTGCATGAAGTAGTAGAAGCCCTACTATTAAAGATGGATGCTTGCTGCTGCAACTGCAACTGCGCTGACGCAGAAGATGAAGAAGAGGAGGAGCAATAATGGCTGACCCAGAACTAAAAGGCGAACACTTCGCAGGAAACAATAAGGACATGAAGTTATATTTTGAAAAACCGTCCGAAGCAGAGATTGCAGATATGGAGGCTAAGAAATCCGTTAGAGGATTTCCTATAACCCATAACGAAGCTATCGATGTGCCCGGTAATTCAAAAGACCAACAATTTATGCTCTCAGATGGAAGCGGTAAAATCGCTCCACGTGAAGTTCCTACTTCGGTAGCATGGCTAAAGAACTTATCCATGACCGGAGAAGAAGAAGATTTACCTGAACCATAGATATGGCTCCAAGGAAAAAAACCACAGCCGCAAAGAAGAAGCAAGCAACAGCTCGTAAGAGAAAGGGTGGTTCTAACGTAGGAAAGTATAAGGGGGTTAAAGCATTTGCTGGACCTTCTGGAGGCGCGCCAGCCGGAAGCTATCCTATCAATACAAGGAAGAGAGCTGAATCAGCTCTTAAGTTAGCCCACAACGCTCCACGCCCAGCAGGGATTAGAGCAGCTGTTTACAGGAAATATCCTTCTTTAAAGCCTTCCAAAAAAACTAAGAGGAATAAAAATGGTAAACCAAAATAAAAAATACAACATAGATAAAACGCTAACTATGAGAAAGAGTGGGTCTGGAGAGAAAGTCTTCAGCCATGTTGGTGGTAAAACACACGCTCTAGAAAAGAAAGCTATATCTAAAGGAACTGCATTGAAGCAGATAAGAGACGTCACTGAATCAGAGATAGAACGTAGAGAACATCACGGTCATAACATCGGTTCACGTCAAGCACGCTCTCATAAGAAGACATTAAGGGATTAAATAGAAATCCTTATATAGGGTGAGCGCCTAATTATTAAGGGCGAGCCCGCTAGGGCCAAGGCTCCAGAGACCGGCATACGCCAGCGTCCAAGGGCTTACCCCACCAATGGAGAAAACCAATGACAAACAACACAACAAACGAAGACACCAACGTGACATCAAATGCCACCGCGGATGACGTAAGCGAATCTGGAATGTTAGACGGATTGATGGACGCTATAAGTGATTCCCCAGAGCTATTCGTAGCTCTATTAGCTATTGGATTACTTGCAGCTTACATTGCATACACACAACCAGCTGTAAAGAAGTTAATAATGCCTTATCTAAAGAAGTATGATGACCAAATCATAGATACATTAGATAAGCATATGACAGCAGCACAGGTTAAAGCTTACGAAAAGCTAGATGAACTAGCACAAAAGCATGTAAAAGATGCAATGCTCAAAAATGTAATCTTGTCTGTATATGACCAGAATGACGATAAATTCGCAGCTGTAGTCAAAACAGAAGTCAAAGAAGCCTTAGTTAATGCTAAGAAACTTTGAACGAGACAGAGTACGAGCAGCGGTTACGCCAGCGAGTCGGAGAGGCAGAATATGCGAGGCATAAAGAGCTTGTCCGTCTTCTGGCGCGCAATCTTGCTCTTGAAGACATTTTGTGGGAAGAAATTTCTGTACATATTCGGGATATTAACCTACGAACAGAGCTCTTGCGCCAAAGAAATGCAATCGTTAAAGACATACATACGGAATTCAGAGCGTTGAATATTGAAATTCCTAGTGTAGTTGAAAAGAAAACAGAAGGATTTGCTTCCTTCCTAGAGGATTTAAATGATGAGTCTACCAGTAAAGAACGAATCGAAGACACTCCAAGCGGCACTGACCGGTAAGGGTACTTACGATTCAAGAGGATTAGAGGAAATATTCGATAAGTGTAGACAGAGCGAAGACAAGATGAGAAAATTGATACGTGCATTTTGTGGCGCGTATCTTATTGATAATAAACAACGGGCTTTAAAGTTAAGGCCCCTTCAAGAGGATATAATAGTGAAATCACTAACATTTCCTAAAAGTGGTAAACAACGAAAGTTAGCAATCTTGGCACCACGTGGTAGTGGAAAGTCATACGCCCTAGCTGTAGCTGTTACTATCTACATGTTTTTCAAAAGATTTCGAGATTTAATATTTGTATTGGCTCCATCAGAGGACCAAGCAGCACTAATCTTTGGATATGTATATAGGAACTTTAAAGATAATAAATTTCTAGATAGCCTAGTAGATAATTATAAATTTCACAATAAGCCCCATATACGCATGAAGGGGGGCACTATGATGCGTAGAGCTCCATTAGCGCCTAGTAATCAAGGACAGGCTATACGTGGACAACATCCTACTTTATGTATAGTAGATGAGTCTCCGCTCATAGACGATAAACTGTTTGTAGATAACGTAGAACCAGCTATAGTATCGAATAAAGCTCCATTTATCAATTTAGGTACACCTAAGTCAAAAGATAATCATATGTGGCGCTATTTATACGATGATGCATATGCAGGTACCTTTTCGCGCTTAGTATATACGTGGAGAGATGCAGTGAAAGCAGGAGACGCTTATTCAGCTCCTTATACTGAAGAGGACATGTTAGAGAAGATGATGGAATGGGGTGAAGACTCCATATACTGGAGAACTGAATATGAATGTGAATTTGTAGAGTCTGTATCGAATGTATTTAATCCAGAAAAAATAAAGGCATGTTTACATGAGTACGAAGTCACCACACCAGAGTCCCTTGAGCCGGGACGAGATTATGGTCCTAACATCACTATCGGTGTTGATGTTGGTAAATCTGTTAACTCTACTGTTATTACAGGATGGCAACGGGAGAAGCCTCTGGGGGATAATGCAGGAGATGATATTGCACGCCTTATATACATTGAAGAAATCAATCCTAGAACTGGTGGGCATGACATTCCATTTCAACGTCAGCGTATTATGGATGTTTCTAATGCTCTTGGCGCTAATAAGCTTATTGTGGATTGTACGGGTATTGGTGGAGCTATCGAGCAAGACCTCCGATTAGCTTGTATTAATTCTACCCCTCAAATACATTTTATAGGCTTTGTCTTTACAGGAGGACCTAGAGGTAGTAAAACACAGATGTATAGAGATTATCAATCTTTTATCCAACAGGGGCGCGTAATAGTGCCTAGTCCTGATAATCTATTACCACATCAAGCTAAGGTAGTTAATAAATGGATAAGAGAACATTTCGACTTACAATATACAATGGATGCAGCCAATAAGACAGAAAAGATATCAGCTCCCAATACAAAACATGACGATTATTGTGATAGTTCCGCAATGGGTATACACGCCACTTTAAGTATGTTACCCGGAGCTGGTAGTTTTGGTAATGCAGACCTCAAGCAAGGGAGTCCCCGAAAGGTCACTAGAGACTTCTCAGGGAAGGTTTCTAATAAGGGCATATTTACGACAAGACAACGCAAAGTTCGGCTTAATAAGAACCGTTTTGGTAATTTTTAGATGAATTCGGAGGAAAGCTTTATATACTATTTTGCATTTAATATAAGTAGCCATGTCGTTTATTGATAATGTAAGGCGACGTTTTGCCCGTGTTGGAGCAGAACCACCTTTCAAAAAAGATGACCCAAGAAGTTACGGGGCAGGTGTTATAAAAAGACTTAAACTTTCTAACTCCAATTATGGTTTTTCAACTTCAGGAAAGTATGAAGAACATATAGGAAGTAATAGAATGTATCTTAACGTCTACTTAGCTGACCCTATAGTTAGAACTCTAATTGACTTACCTTGTCTATATGCAGTTAAAGATAATTTTGATATCGTTACATCAGAAGATGGTTTACGTGACGAAGTAGAAGAATTATTCAGAGATATTAATATAGAAAATGTACTTTATGGGTGGCTGCGGAATGCACGTATATTTGGAACTGGATATTTAGAATGGACTGGAGACAATTTAGTTTTACGCTCAAGTCAGAACATGTATGTTAAACGTAATGAGCATGGTCAGATAATGTATTATTATCAAAAGATAGGAGATGAGAAAGAAGATATTAGATTTGAACCCGACGAAATCATAGAACTTAAGAATAACGAATTCGAAGACTATGGTTATGGTTTATCAGATATACATCCTATCATGTATCTAATAGATTTAAAAGATTACGCAGAGAGAGATATAGGAGCAGCACTTAATAAGTATGCATCTTCTCGCTTTGATATATCTTGTGGTTTACCAGATATGCCTTATGGACCGGATAAGATTAACGAGATTGTTGACGCATTCAATTCATTAGAACCCGGTGAAGATATAATCCACGGTAACGACATAGTAATTAAAGAATTACAAGGCACGCAACGTGCGTTTGAATACGGTAAGTATACAGACGACATATTAAAGAAAATACACATGGCTTTGAAAGTACCAATGACTATGTGGGAAAAACCTGAAGAAGCTCGTCCTATTTTTGAACCATATGTAAGATATTTACAGACTATGGTAGAGGGAGCGATTAATGCCCAATTAATGCCACAACTAGAGAGTGGTGAGGCTAAGTTTAAATTCAGGCAAATTAATGTTGAAAATGCATTCACTAAAGCTAAGACAGATATGATTTATTTGTCTGAAGGTGTAATATCACCCGGCGAAGTCAGAGAAGAAAGAGGTTTAGACCCTGAAGGAGTTGTAGAATTAGATATGGAAACTTCTGAAGATGTTAAGGCTTCTCCACTCGAAGGTGGCCCCGGTGGTAAGAAAACCGATAAGAATGCAAACATTTCTGGTGGAAAGAACACAGATAAGAAAGAAGAATCTGTCAGGAAACCGAACAGGGGTAACAAACCCTCCGCAAACGCAACAGGTGATAGAGCATGAATCAAATAGAAGAATGTGTAAATACTGTTAGTAAAACACTAAAAAAGCGTGGTTTTGATAACCACAACCCAATGGCACAAAATATGTGCAATCTTTGGGCAGCTGAGAATGGTGTTGAGCGGGAATTTGGAACAGATGGTAAACCTCTAGAACCAGTGCGTCGTTCTTTTGCACTCTCCGTAGGAGAAGCAGAAGATATTAATTATATAAGCGATGAGGGTGTAGACTCTGTTACATTCCCAGTCATCGCTATTACATCCGGACCTCATGATTATGAGGATGAGGATGGACAACAAAGAGTTTATATTGAAGATTCAATTTTAAAAGAACATATGGAGGGCTTTAAAGACCTTCCAATTTATGTCGACCATCAACGAACTGAGGAGGATTTAATCGGCATGGCAACGAGCCCGACTCTAATCAAGATGGATAATGGAAAGACCGCAATACAGATGCTGGCAACAGTATCAAATAAATACGGTCGTGGACAAGAAGTGATGGATAAGGTCAAAGAAGGAGATATGACACACGTTAGCATTGATTGGCTTTC